TAAAACCATGGAAGAAAAACAATACACCATCGGAATCAAATACACGGTTCAAGTTGAAGTCTTTGCGGAAAGCGAAGCAATTGCATTGGAAAGAGCTAAAGAAAAAATAGGAGTTAAAGACGGAAAGTTCAATGACGTGGCTTACAAGATTAAAGCCAAGAAAGCATTTGGCCCGATCGAACAAGAATCAAAATTGCCATTTGCAGGAAATAAAAAGAAGAAGTAAAATATAAACAAGGAGGTAGCAACTTGCCTCCTTGTAGCCGGGGAGGTAGCTCAATTTTGGTAGAGCGGAGGCGGCACTCGAGCAGTAGGATACGTTTTACTGGCCGGAGACCTGAGGTTGTAGGTTCGATGCCTACCCTCTCCACAATAAAAAAAATGAGAGTAAGACAATCGGTACAATTTAGTGGTTCATATCCTCACAGAGAGCATCGTTCAAAAAAAGGAAGGGATAGATACGGAAGCAAAAGTGATCGCGAGTTTTCTATTAGAAGAAAAAAGCAATTAGAAAAGTTAAGGGAAAAATCTCTATATGATTAAACTGTCAATTTCAGTGATGGCTCATCCAAGCCGAGAAAAACACTTTGAATATCTTAAAGAAAGATTAGGAAATCCAAAATTTTCTATTGATGTAGATTCAAAAGGTTTAATATGGAATTGCGAAAGAGCATGGAAAATGTATGATTTAGATTCTGATTATCATGTAGTTATTCAGGATGATGCGATCGTATGCGATAATTTCAAAGAAAGAGCAGAAAAAATAATAGAAAAAGAAATAAAGGATCGTGGAGAAATGGTATTTAATTTTTATTATGGAACAAGAGAAATGTTAAAAAAAGAAGCAGAAGAAGGAGTTAAGAATGGATACGTTATTTCTAATAGGCCAAGATGGGGAGTAGCGATTTGTTTGCCAACGAGATTAATACCAGAAATGCTTAATATGTTTCAATTATTAAATAATAAGCAAGATGATGAAAGAATATCAAGATTTATAGGAGTAAAGAAGTTAAAAGTTTTCTTTCCGATGCCAAGTTTAATAGATCACAGATCTGAAGAAAAAAGCTTAGTAGAGAATACAAATTCAGGAGGAAGAAGGGCATATAAATTTATAAATAATAATTAAAAAAATGATAGAAAAAAATTTACATCATATCTGGGTTGGACCATTACCACCACCATTAAAGTGGATGAATACATGGAAGAATAATCATCCTGATTGGAATTATATTTTATGGGATAATGAAAAAGTATTTAGTAGAAAATGGAAGTGCCAGGAGCAGATTGAATTTTACAAAAATAAAGGAATATGGCACGGAGTAGCTGATCTTATCAGATACGAAATATTATTCGAGTTCGGAGGATTTATGCCAGGAGCAGATTCAGAATGTTTAAGAAAGATAGATGAATTATTTGAAAATGACTTTGAATTGTTTGCAGTTAGCACAAAAGCAAACGTTAAAGACTGGGCGAGGGAAGATGGAAAACCAATCGTTGAATTACCAATATTCTTGAATCAGCCGGAAGAGAGCAGGCCAATAGCTCCAATTTATGCAGCGAAGAAAGGAAATGAATTTGTTGGAAAGTTAATTGAAACATTAAGCAAGAAAAAAGTATTAAGAGAGCCTTGGAAGACAACTGGTAATGTATTTTGTATGGAGATGGTTAGAGATCATCAGCCAGAGATTATGATATTCCCAATGCATTACTTTTTACCTTATCATCCAAGAACATACGGAACACCAGTGCCATATAAATATATCGGGACTGATAAAGTTTATGCTACTCACAAATGGGGAACGACAAGAAAATGTTATAATGAAGGAAGATAAAATGAAAAATTTAGATATTGTTTATATATTAAGAAATAGTGGAACTCGATGGATGAATAATGAAATTAAATATTCTATTAGATCTGTCGAAAGAAACATTAATTTTAGGAATATTTTTATAGTTGGAGGACTTCCATTGTTCTTCGATTCAAAAAAAATTAATCATATAGTAGCAGATGATCCATATTCAAATAAATTAAAGAACGCAATATATAAAATATCTTTAGCTTGTAACGATGAACGAATATCAGAAAATTTTGTATTAATGAATGATGATTTCTTTTTCTTGAAGAAAGTGGAAAAAATAGATTACTTTAATAAGGGAAAATTAGAAGTAAGTAAAAAAAATCACTCAACAAAAGGAGGTTATTATTATAGAGCAATTTGCAACACATTAGAAACATTAAAAGACATGGGAATAGATGATCCGATTGATTTCGAAGTCCATTATCCTATAATAATTAACAAGAAAAAGTTTTTAGAAACAATAAACAAAATATCAGATATAGACGGATTGTTATTTAGAACTTTGTATGGAAATCTAAATAATATTAAAAGTAAATATAGAAGAGATGTTAAAATTTTTGATATTAAGCAATTCAATCGATCTAAGAGAAATGATTTAATATCAACTGACGAAAGAGTGGTAACGAGTGATAAATTTCAAAAATGGATTAAAGAAAAATTCAAAGAAAAAACTGTTTATGAAAAAACACCGATAACAGTTTATACTCCTAAAAATTTGTTTTTTTATAATGGTAAAAAATACAATAATGGAGATTTAATTTTAGATGAAATTTCAGATGTTTTTGCTAAAAAGAATAATTTAATTAAATTAAAAAGAACGTTTTACAAATAAAAATAACATGGTATAATAAAATTAGCACAGGAGATCATAATGTTCTTTTGTAAAATTTGTCAGGAATGGGAATTAGACAACAATCACAGTCAGCATCACGAAAAAAAGTATGCAGTATTCGGAGACGGAGATGTGATCGATGTATGTCGGACACCTTGTCATGATGCTCTTGAAGAGTTAATCAGGATTAAGGAAAACGAGATATTAAAACAACATCCGGAAATCTACGAAGAAGCGTTGCGTGAGATTGTTGGAAATCACCGGGCCATAAAAAAGTATTATGGCTTGATTGAGAAAAGAAGGAAGATCAAAAAAAATGGAGGAAGGAGATGACAGAAAAACAACATCAAACCCTTAAAGGGTATATCTGGTGGGATGGATACCATGTTACCAGAGAAAAATTTGCAGAAGCGCTATTAGGATCAAAAAAAGAGAGGGAGGAGGAAAAACCAAATCCCTCTAAATAAAAAACCAAGTAAATAAAAACCCATGAAGAAAAGAAAAATAAAAATACCTTGTGAATTAGAAATAGGATTTATAGTTAAAGAATACAATGAAAAATATAAATCTTATGCTAAAGTTCAATTACTTGAAATTAGTTTAGTTGAGAAAAAAAATAAAACAAAATTAAAATCATGAAGAAAATAATTTTATTAATCACATTATTAGCAATAGCACCAGTGTTTTGTTTTGCAACTGCAACAGGATGGGATGGTAATTCAGAACAAAATCAACCATGCATAGTTTGGAGAGTAGATTCAGGATATTCAGTAAATCAGGCCGGAGTAGGAATTAACTGGTGTAAGGGAGATTTTGCTTCGGCAAAAAGAATATATGAATTAGAAGTAGCTGTTCAACAATTACAATATAAAATTGATAATTGCGGAACAGTGGCTGGAGTATCAGGAATTGATAGAATGGCCAGTTTAGAAACAAGGATACAAATAGTCGAAGAAAGTATTAAAGCACTCCAAAAGAGCATTTTAGACAGCTTAAAGGGCATTATAGCATTACTATTAAGACGATGAATGGATATAGAGATAAATTAGGAAGATTTGCACCGGGAACAGAGCGTCCAATAAAAGTTCCAAAAATAAAAAAGAATTGTATAGTTTGTGGAAAAGAATATTGGAGGTGGCCTTCACGCATGAAAGCAAAAAGAAATGTTTGTTGTTGGGAATGTTATAAGAAATCAAAAAAAGGAGAAATACAAAATCATTTATTGAATGAAAAAGTTAGACATAAAATATCAAAATCTTTAACAGGAAAACCGCAACCATGGAATAAAAATAAAAAACATCCAAATTGGAAAGGTAATAAAGCAGGATATACAGCATTTCATCAATGGATTAGAAGACATTATGGAAAAGCTAATCATTGTGAAAATCCAGATTGTAGATATAAGAATCCAAAAAGATATGAGTGGGCATTAATTCATGGATATGAGCATGATCACAAAAGAAAAAATTACTGGCAATTATGTAAATCTTGTCATGTAAAATATGACTTAAATAAAATATGAAAATAGAACAGATTAAAATTGAAGAGATAAAAGAAAATGAACTTAATCCAAAGCAACTTTTACCGAACGAAGAAAGTGATTTAATTGAGTCTATAACAAGATTTGGTATTGTAGATCCTTTAATTTTGAATAATGCACCTAAAAGAAAAAACTTTCTTATAGGAGGACATCAGAGGTTATCTGTTTTGAAAAAAATTGGATATACAGAAGTTCCTTGCATATTTGTAGATATTCCTGACTTAGAAAAAGAAATGGAGTTAGTAGTAAGATTATCTAAGAATACCGGATCGTGGGACAAAGAAAAATTAAAGGAGTTGAATGTCGATATGCTTTTAGAAGTCGGATTCGATAATGACGAATTGTCTGATATGTGGGACGAAATCGGAACCGCTGAAGATAATCACAAAGCAGAGAAGGCTATTTCCGAAGCAAAGAAAACATTAATAAAAAACGGAGATGTATTTCAATTAGGAACGCATCGATTAATGTGTGGAGATTCAACTAATTTAACCGATGTCAATAAACTAATGAATGGGGAAAAGGCATTAATGATTTATTGTGATCCGCCTTATAATATCGGATTGAATTACGGTGGAGGAATCGGAACGGCCAATAAGTATCAAGGGACATATAAAGACAGCAAAGAAGATTCTGACTATGCAGAATTTTTGCGACTTACTATTTTTAACGCACTAGAGAACGCACTAGAGAACGCACACATCTTCTACTGGTGCGACGAGAAGTATATTGGAATGGTTCAGGAGTTATACAGAATACTAGGACTTGAAAACAGGAGAGTCTGTATGTGGATTAAGAACAATCAGAATCCAACCCCGCAGGTAGCATTTAACAAGGTATACGAACCATGTGTTTACGGGACCAGAGGAAAACCATTTTTGAATAACAACTATCGAGCTTTTAACGAGGTATTAAACAAGGAGGTTGATTCAGGAAATAAGTTGCAGGACGACATTAAGGATTTATTCAATATCTGGTTGGAAGATAGAGACCCGGCCAAAGACTATGATCACCCGACACAAAAGCCAATTACATTGCACGAGAAGGCTTTGAAGAGATGCAGCCAACCTGGTTCAATAGTGGTTGATTTGTTCGGAGGTTCCGGTAGCACACTAATGGCCTGTGAGCAAATGAAAAGAAAGTGTTATACTTTAGAAATGAGTCCGATATTCTGCCAGGTAATAATTAACAGGTGGCAAGAGTATACAGGAGAGAAAGCAATAAAGATTAATTAGGTATGGAAGACAAAGAAAATACAAAAGAAGATGTGTTGACAGAAAATCAAGAAAATGTTGAAGGATTATTTTTTATGATCGAAAATGAGGAAAAAGCGACAGAAGTCCATAAAAAAGATGCGTTGGGAGAGGAACCAGAGAGAGAAGAGCAAGAAAGGACTAGAATAAAAAAGAAACTTTTCTTTGAGCATTATGCTTCTTGCGAGGGAGTTATTTCATTGATTTGTCGAAAGATAGGAATAGATAATAAGACATTTTATAAATGGAAAAACGCTGACCCGGACTTTGTGACCAATTTAGAAAAATTGAGAGAAAATTTGAATGACGAAGTAGAGGATATTTTAATGGGATTGGTAAAAGTAAAAAAGGATCCAACGAGTGTGAGATATTGGCTTGATAGAAGAAATCCTAAATATAGACCAAAGCAAGAGTTCGGAGGATTGAATGGAGAGCCATTACCGCCAATTAAAGTAGAGATTATATCTCCAAAAAATGGAAACACTAACACAACCGAAAACAATACAGGCGACAGTAGTCTTTCAAAAGAACCAGCAAAGCCAGAAGAGAATAAAGGCAAATGAAGGAGGGACTAGAAGTTCAAAGACATTTTCAATAGCGCAACTAATCGCTATATTAGCCGCTAATGAAACTGAACCTTGCGTCTATTCAATTTGTAGAAAGACATTTCCCGCATTAAAGGCAACGGCAATGAGGGATTTTTTTAATATTATTAAAGCATGGGGTTGGTATAGAGAAAATAATCACAACAAATCAGATCATATATATAGATTAAATAATACAGAAATAGAATTCTTTTCTTTGGATGAACCTGAAAAAGTAAGAGGAAGAAAAAGAAAAATACTTTGGGTTAATGAAGCGAATGAATTGGATTATGAAGATTGGAGACAATTATTGTTGAGGACTTCGGGGGATATTTATATGGACTACAATCCTTCTGATGAATTCTCTTGGATATATGATAATGTTTTAACGAGAGATGATTGTGAATTAATTAGATCAACATATTTGGATAATCCGTTCCTGGAAGAAACAATCGTGGAAGAGATTGAAAGATTAAAAGGAACCGATGATAATTATTGGAAGATTTATGGATTAGGATTAAGAGGTGTTTCAGCGGCTAAGATATATTCACACTGGACTTTATGTGATGACATACCGCAAGGAAGTGAAAGAATATTTGGACTAGACTTCGGTTTTAATAATCCGACATGTTTGGCAGAAGTAGGAATTAAAGATGATAATATATATGCAAGAGAGAGATTGTATAAAAGTGGAATGACTAATGGAGATTTGATTAAGTGGTTGAAGAAGAAGCACATGGAAGATAAAATTATATTTGCTGATTCAGCTGAACCGGACAGAATAAAAGAAATTGAAGAGGCTGGGTTTACAATATATCCGGCAGATAAAGCTGTGTTAATGGGAATTGATTCAATTAAAAAAAGAAAATTCAATATTACAAAGGATTCAGTTAACGGACAGAAAGAAGCAAAGAGTTATTCTTGGAAGGTTGGAAGGGATGGAAAAAGAATTGATGAGCCAGTTAAGCACAATGATCACTTTATGGATGCTGTTAGATATGCAGTTTATAGTTACTTTAATTCGTTTGGAGTTGGAGCAGGATGGTTATAGTTGTTGACAAAATAAAAATATGATATACTAAAATAAAAAGAAATGAATTTCTTACAAAAATTATTTTACAAACCAAAAGAAAAGTCAATTAATTTTTCAGGGGGGATATCAGTGCTTCAGAAATTAGTATCTCCTGATTTAGGAACTACTCAGTTAATGGAAAGATACAGAAAGTCTCTGTATGTTTTTGCATGTATCAGCAAAATAGCAGAAAAGGTTGGAAGTATAGATATTAATCTTTATAAAATATCTAATTCGAAAGGAGATGTGCAAGAAATAAAAACACACCCAGCGCTTGATTTAATTTATAGGCCAAACAAAATACAAACAAAAGCAGAGTTCTTGGCCATGACTATTATAAACAAAAAAACTGCCGGAGATGCGTTTTGGTATAAAGTAAGAAACAATAGAGGGATGCCAGTTGAGTTATGGAATTTAAGGCCAGATTTAATGACGATAATAACTGATCCTGTTGAAGTGGTATCAGGATATAAATTTAGAAAAGCAGATGGATCTGAAATATTATTTCCACCTGAAGACATTATTCATTTCAAAGATTACCCAGATCCATTAAATCAATATTCTGGGATTTCTGCTTTAATGCCAGCATCGATTAGGGTGCAAACAGAAGAGTATGCAACTAAATATCAAAGAGATTTCTTCTTGAATAGTGCAAGACCAGATGCAGTTCTAAAATCTCCAAAGAGATTGCTTAAAAATCAAAAAGCAGAATTAAGAAAAGGATGGAATTCAAGGCATCGAGGAGTAGGTAATACTTCAAAGATAGGATTACTTGAAGGAGGAATTGAATATCAATTAATTTCTTTGAATCAGAAGGATATGGATTACGTCGAAGGAACTAAAATGACCAGGGACGATATTTTAGTGGCTTTCAGAATGACAAAGACAGTTCTTGGTATAACTGATGATGTTAATAGGGCCAATGCTGAAACAGCGATGGCAGTATTCTTATCAGAAGTGATCGTTCCTGAAATAAAGGGATTGGTTGAAAAAATAAACGAAGAGATGGCTTATATTGATTATGGAGAAAATATATTCTATGGATTCAATGAGCCAAATTTAGAAGACAAAGAGTTTAGATTAAAAGAAGATACTGAATTAGTTAAAGCTAATATTTTATTACCGAATGAAGTTAGAGAAGCAAGAGGCAAAGTTCCAATGACAGGTGGATGGAGTTTTTATTTGCCAATTATGCAAGCGGCCGCAGGAGGTTTATCGGCCAGTGAAAGAGCAAAGATGATTAAAATAATCGAAAAGGATAGTAAGACAAATGAAGCATTAATTGAGAAATCAAAGTTACCAGCCAAGTTCGAATTTAAGGGTAGATTCTTGTTTCAGCAAAAGATGAAAATATGTGAGCATATTGCAAACCAGAAAATAGGATATAAAGAAAAAGGAATGAAAAGGAAAGGAGGAATTTCTATGATTAAAGATGAAAAAATCAAAGAGATGTATGCTGATATGATTAACAAGAAGATTGATATTAAAGCAGAAAAATTAAGTCCAGCGATGAGTTTGTTTGCAATGAAACAAAAAGCAAGAGTTGTTGCTGAATTAATGAAACAAAAGAAATCTATAAAAAATAAATTTAAGATATCAACAATATTCAAAGAAAAGGAAGAGATAGCATTAACAATAGATTTTATTATTCCTTACATAGAAGAATTTTTGAAGGAAGCAGGAAAAGAATCATTATTATCTATCGCCCCGCAGGAAGTATTCTCATTTGATAGTGCCAGGATACAGAAGTTTATAGATGATAGATCTAAAATGTTTGCTAATTCAGTTACACAGACAACATTAGAGGGAGTTGAAAAAACTTTGGCCGAAGGAATTGCTGAAGGAGAATCAACAGCCGATTTAATTAAAAGAGTTGAAGAAGTTTATGATGACTTTCCATCTTATAGAAGTAATCTTATTGCCAGGACAGAAGCGACAGCTGCAAACAATGAAGGAATACTTGAAAGCTTTAGACAGTCAGAAGTAGTCAATGCTAAAGAATGGATTACTGCCGGAGATGATAAGGTTAGACCAGAGCACGCTGCTTTAGATGGAGAGATTGTTTTGAATGACGAAAACTTTAGCAATGGATTGCCTTATCCTGAAGAACCTAATTGCAGGTGTGTTCTTGGGGGTGCATTTGTAGAAGAATAACTATTGCAAATATAAATAATGTGATATAATGAAAAAAATAAAAAAAATTCAGGAGTTGTTAGAAAAAGAATCAGAGAGAATTAAAAAATCAAAGAAGGGAAAAATAGAAATTAACTTTAGCGATTCTCATGTATCTATTTCTATAACAACCTTCGAGGATGCAAAAATAGAATAAAAAACGTAACGTCATAATAGGCGGCGGAAAAAATCAGCAATGATTTTCCGTCGTTTTTTTCTAAATAAAATGAAATACAAACAACTATACTTAAAATCAATAACAGATGCTAAACCGGGAGATGATGAGAATTATATAATAAGGGGAGTTTTTTCAACCGGAACAGAAGATAGACAGGGAG